AGGGAGGTCATTTAGAATACGCTGATAAGGCTGATTTTGATAAATACACAAAATCCCAAAATAAAACTGGTAAGGTTATTAACCTTAATGAGGAAGAAGAAGAGGAAGAAGATGAGGAAGAAGAGGAAGAAGAAGAAGAGGAAGAAGATGATATTCTTTTAGAAGATTTACCAAGTAATAAAGATGCAATGATTCAATGGTTAATTGAAAACTCTGTGGCTTTAGAAATGAATAAATCCGAAGAAGAATTAAATGCAATGAATAAACCAGCAGTAAAGGAATATGCTGAAGGCTTATTTGATTAATCTAATATTTTATAATTTTAATAATGGCACCAGCAGCTATACCAGTTTCAAATTTCACATACGTACCAACTGAAGGTACATTTGTAGTAGTCTTTCAAGATTTATCATCAAATGGACCGACAGCTTGGCAATGGGATTTTGGAGATGGAACTTCCTCCTCATTACAAAATCCATCCAAGGATTTTACAAGAGATGGTTTTTTTACAGTTACCTTATCTGTATCAAATACCGGAGGTACCACCAGTATAACATTACCTGTAGGGGTAAGAGCTGCTGGGCCAGTATTATCTCAAAGCATTTATACCTTAGTAAATCAATATATCCCACCAAACGTTGTATATGATGTGGCAGAACTTGCCGGGTTAATTCAAAAACAACAATTATTTATCCATCCTCTAGTTAACCACATTATACCATCTGCTAATATCTTTAATGAGTTATACTATGAACCACTAGAAAATTCATTAGTGGCATCTATGGTAGCCTATGATATACTTATTCAACAAGGTAACTCATCTATTATAGCGGCTAATAATGGAGGCAGCTCTTCATCCAGGGCAATTAAACAAATTGTTACCGGTCCCACAGAAGTACAATGGTATGGGGAAAATGATACAGCCGGTTCCTCTTCATCATCTTTAAAAAGTGGAGGTGCTATAGATTCAGTATCCAGGTCAATGTGTTCATTGGCAAAAAGATTAAATATCCATATCCCAGTTATCTGCGATAAATTTAAAGTGGTAATTGGTCCACTAATTGGTCAAATACCTAAAACCAATACAGCAGGTTGTTGTGGGGGTAATGGCAATCAAAATATATCATCTCAAGGATAATGCCAAGTTATATAACCACAAATGAATGGGATAGTTATAAAGATATTATTAATAACTTCCATGAGGATGCCTTTAAACAAGAAGTTACCCTTATGCAATACATAAACAAAGGAATCACAACCCATGGAGAAGATATTTTATTAAAACCAAAATCTTCAAAACTTTTAGGTTTAATACAATATAATGATTATAGGTCATGGCCAAGTACTAAAACCACAGATTCAGGTGAAATTGATAAACAAAATTTATTACTGTATTTAAACATTAAATATTTATCTGATAATGGTTTTGCAAACTCAGATGGTTTTTTAAACTTTGATCCAGGTGCCGATAGGTTTATTATAAAAGGGATTACATATAAAGCATTAGGTGAATCTCAGACTGCCCAGGCATCAGAAGAACCTTTACTACAATTTATAATCCTAAAACGAGAAGAAATAGATACAGTTGAAGATCAATATCTATGAGACAACAATTCCGTAACAGGGGAGTTAATGTTACTGTTAAAAGAATAGGTGATTGGGCTAAATTACATAGTTTAGTTGTAGGTTTAGATCATACTATAGAAGTTGGTTATCAAAGGGCCTCTAAAAAAGCTGCTAAAAAATATTTTGACCTTATAAGACAAAACATTCGTAATGGAGGGGGTAAGTTTAGATTTGAACCTTTAAAACAATCCACCATTGATAAAAAAAAGAAAGCGGGAAAACCAGCCACCCCTTTTATGTTTTATGGTTATTATTACCGAGCCATACAAATGGTTAGTAAAAATAATAATTATTATGTTGGAATAAAAAAAGGATCAAGAAACCCAAAAACAAAATCCGCCGGTAGTTCTTACACAATTGCTCAATATGCCTCGGTATTAGAATCTGGATCCCGAGATGGTAAAATACCCGCACGACCTTTATGGAGAAAAACCTTTAATGAAATGGGTGGCAGAAAAAAAATAAAGCAAATGGTTATAGCTTCTATAGCCTATGAAATAAGAAAAAGACATCAAATAACAGTTAAACTATTATGACGCAACCATTATCATTTATTCAACAATTTTTAGATAGAAGTATATTCCATCAAATTGATAGAGTTATGACGGTACATGGTTATGCCCCTGATAGGTCTAGTTTTGATCTTACTAATCAAAATGGTAAAACTGCTTATCGGGCGGCCTTAAAAGCTATTACAGACTCCCAAGACGAAAAATTTGGAATAGATTTATTTGGCCATTCTAATACTCAATTTAAAGGAAACAAAAAAACACCAAGAATTGTTATTGTTCCTTATGGGTTTTTACCTGGGGATATTGGATTAGACCTAACACCACAACCCCTTTCAAATAATGGAGTAATACATAATCATACCTTTCCAACTCAATCTTCAGAATATGAGGTTAATATTCATGTAACTGGGTCATCAGCTATACATATGGTAATTTTAAATGCCATTCTTTCACAAGCTATGTCACGTAGAGGTTATATACCTTTTTGGCCAACCCTGGAATTAAAAACTTCGGGTAATATATTTTATGAAAATATAGGTAGTTTTGATAGTACTGATAGGCAAGAGGGGGTTTTAGAAAAGGTATATAGATATATACTACCAGATGTTTATGAAACCGAATGTAGTGTAGATGAAGATAATCAGATAGCATTAATACAAGAAATAACCTTACAACTAGCTTTACAAGATTTAATAACCTTGGATGAGATGGTCATAAGTAACGCTTAATACAATACTAAACCAATTTTATAAAACATAGTTAAGATAATAATCATGGCAGAAACACCACAAGTTAACATAAGGGTTGTAAATAACCTAACACCTCAAACTGATCCAAGTGATTTTATTGCATTTGTTTCCGGGGTAACCCTCAGGGGTAAAGTAAATACTCCGGATAAAGTAATTTCTTCTTGGCCCGAATTTGTAAAAATCTATGGATCTTATAGTACAGATAGTGATTTTCCTCACTTATGTAAAAGAATGTTGGATAGAGGAACAAAACTTAGGGTAGCAAGAGCCGGGCATTATACCACTATAGGTAATGCTTCTACTTTAACCGCAACTAAACCAACCCTATTTATTAAAACAACCACCTTTAGTATAGATGCCGCAATGGAAGCTGGTGATACTTTTACTTTAATTATTGGGGATTGGTACCAAACATTTTATTTCTATGGTACTCATGCCGCCACTATGATGTCTATGGCTAGTACAGCTCAAACGGCAGCAGGTTCGGCTATAACTATAGATTTTACTGCAGATTCAGATGGTGGAGAATTACTATTTGTTATGGCGGATGATGCCGAGGTATTTGGGGTTATTCAGGGTGAGGGAGCTGATCCAGTTATAACCATAACCAACGTAAATACAGCTTCTACCATTACTGATGGTACTGATGATTTATTTAGTATAGAGGTTTTAGGAGAAGGTAAAGATGGTAATTATTTATCCATAGAAATATCTGATGCCTCTAACGGACAATGGAATGCATTTAATTTAACTCTTAGACATTCCCAAGAACCTGATTTAACAGAACTATATGAAAATCTTCTTATTTTAAATACTCCAACCATTGAAACATCAACTTTTCTTTCTGGAATATTATTGGATTCTAATTTTATAAAACCAGTTTACATAGACCTTTCTACCCTTACAGGTCCTTTAAGGCCAGTTAATGCTATCTACACCTTTGGTGGGGCTATACCGGGTGGGGCTATAATAGATGTGGATTATGTTGGAGATGCTTCTGCTGGTAATGGTATACACTGCTTTGATGATTATGATGATGGGTATTTAATATCAACCCCAGAACTTTCATCATCAGCGGTAAATGTGGCATTACAAACATATGCTGCTTCTCGTAAAGATCTTATTGCCATATGCCACTTACCGGAAACCTTAAAAACTTCTGATGGGCTTATTGCAGAAAAAAATACTTGGAATTTAGATTCTGTATTTGCCATACCAGTAGGAGGGGGATTAAATGTATTAAACCCAATATCCCAAGTACAAGAATCCATATCTGAAGCAGCTGATCTTATAGGTTGCATGGCCTATACCTTTACGGAATTCTTTCCATGGTTTTCACCATTTGGTAAAAACCGGGGAGTAATACCAAATGTATTAGGACCAACCGTTGATTTTGGATCTATGGGTAAATTTAATGATTTAAATGATTTAGCCAGAAAGCAAATAAACATGGTAATTTCTCGGGATAACCGGGTATATTTTCAAAATAATACCAATGGGCGGGTTTTAAATGATGCTTACCAACAAGTATCAGTTGCTATGGGCCTTCAATATATGAAGAAAATACTTAGGCCAATCTTAGAAAACTTCTTAGATGAACCTGCCGATATCCCTACCATGGTAAGGTTACATAAAACGGTATTACCAACTTTAGAAAATTGGTTAAGAGATAGGGCTTATACGGAATATGTTTGGAATGGAGATCAAGGAGCAAAAACTACTGCCGACTTCCAAATCAACAATGCCAATGATGTTCAAAACGGTAAATACAAAATACA